GTTGACCTGCCTAAAAAATGTCTCTGCAACCCCGGCACTATCTGTCGTGTTCTTGCGGAACTGCATTTCTTGGTCGTCAAGAAGGGAAGCAGTGCCGTCAACATCGTCTGTAAAGCTAACGCCATCGGTCAGGAGTTTTGTTGTGCCTACGGTATTGATCGCGTCAGAGGCCGCAGGAGCGTCTGAGAGCGCTTTTCCGATGGTTAAGGTGTCAATGGCCTCGGAAATAAACCCGTGGTCTGAGAGCGCTTTAGCGAAGGCTAAGACGTCATCGTCGACTAATCCCACAGGGTCGGTAGATACTTTCTTAGCGAAAAGGAATGTTTGGTCCCCCGCGCTCGCTATTATCTCAGCAATGGGTTTACTGGTTGCAATAGCATGAGCATCAGCGAGAGAGGACACGTCGTCAAACGCTGTGCCGAAGTTCTTTTGCAATAAGTCTATCGAGGCAACAACCTCGTCTGCGGCCTTCTTCGTAAAGATAACCACGTTGTCTTCGGTGCTTGCCACTTGGTCGGCGAGTACTTTAGCAACCGCCAGTGTGTGAGCGTCTGCGACTAAATAATCGTCTAGCAGTGGTTTGCCGAGCGTAAACGCTGGCTCATCGAGCGCCGTAGACGTATCCGACTTACCCAATCCGGCTCCAAGGCTAATCGCCTCGGCTGCGCCGACGGTTTCGCCCTCAACCTTCTTCGTAAACAGAAACGCTTGGTCGCCCACCCCTGCAACAATGTCGTTCAGGGCTTTAGCAAACTCAAAGTAGTAAGGGTCGCTGGTAGTTATCGTCTCAAAAACGTTTTTGGCAAACTGAAGACGCTCGCTGTCTGTCAGGTATCCAGCGTCGTTGAACGCTTTAATCACCCCTTTTGACGCAAGTTCCGCAATAGCGGCGTCGTCCACAAGAGGTTTTAGTAAGTCAAAAACAAGTTGGTCAGACGGACGCGAGCCGTCTTCAATGTAAAATGTATCTAGGAATGCAGCAAAAAGCAGGAAGTTTCCCTGCTCAGCTTTAACCACGTTCTGATTGATGTTTACCGAAGTTTGCGTAAGTACGTTTAGCTGCTCAAACGTGGCAGATAACGCATTAACAAGTTCGGCAGACTTTAATCTCACGCGAAGTCCTCCCGGATTTTGAACTTCAGCTTGTCAAACAACGTCTCTCGTACGCCACTGCCGCGAATAACTTCGATTTCGCCTTCGTACGTACCCGCTTCGACTTCGAGGTCGCCTACGGTCCATTGGAGAACGGCGACGCCTCCGTCAGCGGTCTCTGGGTTGATGAAAAACTGTCGAGAAAACAAAACACTTTCCGCACCGGCCTCACGGAAGTGAAGCGTAACTGTCGCGCCGGTAAGGTCTACGGGAGCGTTGTCGTCTTCGTTTGTAAGTGTGACCCGAATTTGTGGCCCGGTATCACCTTGTACATATTTGAATATCTGAGCCATTAAATCCCCCTACGAACGGTGGCTTTATCAAACCCAACCAGTTTGGCGCGGAGGCTTGCACGACGGGTGTCACGCCCTTTCGCGTCTGTGGCGTGCTTGTAAAATTCTGATTTGTAGTAGGCGGCGAGGTCAGGGTTGGTCCACTCCTTGCCCGGTATGATAGCCAGTCGGAAGATAGCGCCGCACGCAATAGACCGCCCGTGCGTCTCAAAGATAAAGTCCTCTACCCCTGTCGCAGATAACGAAGGCTTGATGACGCCAGCGCCCTCAAACTCGTACTTGCGGTCGGGTGTAGGGTAAAACCTGATTTGAGAGTCTTGGTAGATACTAAAAGACATGGGTCGCCCAGCAGACACGCCGCTTGGCAAATCATAGTGACGGTCAGACACGCGTTTGATGGGCTGTCCATCTACGTAGAGAACAAGAATGTCCTCCAGTACAGCGCGTGTCGGCACCTCGATTTCGTACTCAGAAGTATTTTTACTCGTGTAGTCCTTGTCGATGTCGTACCGCCATATCTGACTGACAGCACAAAACTCCGCTGCGGCTTCTTGCAGGTGAGTTTCGATTATTATTTCCGGACAGCCCGGAAGCAAGGGCTGGACGTACGGAAGAAAACTAGCCCATGCTACTGCCATATTAAGTCACCGAACTCATGTTAGAGGGTGATACTGCCGCGTCTACTTGGTTCTTCGTGCTCAGTGCTGCGTTGAACGCGTTGTAAGCTGCTTGCGCACGGGCTTCGTTAGCTCCGTATTCAGCATCTTTCGAGTACGCTCTGTACAGAATCCAGTCGATCATTGGGGACATGTATATGTCGTCCAATAGAATAACTGTTGTGTCTGAGCCTGCCGGATCGAGTTGAGCTTCTGTCAGAGCAGTTGCACCCGGAGAATCCGTGTAAACAACTTCAATTTCAGCGGCTGTTGTAGCCGGTGGATAGACAAAGAACTCTTTCGGTTGACGTGGGTCAAACGTGAAGTGCTGGATAGACGTCGTACCTGTTTCAGCGTGCCATGCAGGTCGCTGATCGTCCAGAACACTACGAGCAACAAGGCGAATAACCTTGTAACCTGAGTCGGTGGCTAAGTTTCGTGTCACATCCAACAATCGCAGCCCAGAGGGAAAACCTCCGTCGCTAGTTGCTTTCGTTAGCGTTTGACGTGTGCCTGCGGCGCAAGTGAATGAGCCTGTTTTGGCGTTAGCGTCAGGACGTGCAAGAGTAATGGCGAGGTAAGACTCGTTCATCCAGTTTTGCAATTCCGTACGCGGCCATCGAATATTGGTGTCCTGTAGGACATCCTCTACTCGTCTAATAATGTCCGTGACTTTTACGGTAGACATCCGTTACCCCCTATTCGCTAGATTTGGGTGCAGCGGCAGCTTTAGTCGTCTTCGACTTAGTACTCTTCGCTTTAGGTGCGGGAGCAGGCTTAACAGTCTTAGCCATCTCTTCGCCTTCGGCAGTTAGAACCATCTTGTCGCCGATTACTTGGGCTACAACCACGCGGGAACCGTCGACTTTAGCGACTGCTTTATTAGCAACAACTTCAGCACCTACGGCGTTAATTACCTGAAAAACATCCATAATAACCTCCTATGGTAAGAGAGGGGGGCGAACCCCCCTCAAATGGGCTATTAAGATGCTGCGCCAACAATAGTTGTAATCAGTGCCTCAGGCTTAATGACCTTGCGACCATACACGGCTAGGCCGCGAACGATGTCACCGAAGTCAGTCTGATTGCGCAGTGGCTCAGTTTTGCTGATCTGCGAAGCGAACACACAAGATGCTTTCGTTCCTGCAACCATCATACGACGAGCCTTAGCGTTAGACACGGAAGCACCGCCAGAAGTAGCAGCAAGACCGGCGACCAATGCTTTACCAGCAGCGCCCTTAGGTAGAAGGTTAGAAACGTAAACCTCGAAGCGATCCAACATACCGATCTTACCGGTACGGATGGTGCTTGAAGCATCACCTGTGAAGTACGCCTGAGCGATGTCAGTTTGCATGAGCAACTGGCGGTCGAATGGCGAAAGGATCAACCAGCGACCATCTTCAGGAACGTTTTGCTCGTCGAGAGCGGCTGACATACGAAGGATCGCATCCAGTACGTTCTTAGGAGTAGCTTGGTCGATTGGAGCAACGTCAGTACCGAGGTTGTACTCGCCAGACAAAGCACCGGCTGTGCCGCCTGCGTTATCAGCGTGAGCACCTTCAGTTACGAACCAGTTAAAGAAACACTCGTTTTCGATGTTGATCTTCAACTGCTTAGCAGCGTCATCGGTGAACATGTTCATCAAGTCCATATCGGCTTGGTGAGCAAGAACGTCGTTTACCTGAACGCTAAAGTACTTACCCTTGTCGATCTGCATGTCTGAGTAGATCGGAGTAGGAACTTCAGAAGTCAGTGTAGTGCCAGCACCAGCGTAATCGTTGATAGTGATTGAAGGTGCAGTACGGATGCGAATGGTGTCACCTTGGTTCGCAATCTCGCCTTCCCAATCGGTATTGGCGATTTCGGTCATCATGGTGTTCGCGTAGAACTTAGCGTTCAGTTTGTTAGACCACAGTTGTGGAATAAATCCGCCTGAGTAAGACGGGTTAGTGTCGAATGATCCTGATCCGACGACGGGGAATACAGCAGCCATTGTTGGCCTCCTTAGATTAGTTGGTTACTAACTGCTGCTTTTCTTTCTGTACACGCGTTAACAGGTTTACTATCGAACACGGCCTTCAAGATAGGCGGCAGTTATTTCTGCTTCAAGTTTAGTGGCCTCATCGTACTGATGCCGCGTATTCAAATTGCGTATCCGGTTCCAAGCTGCGGCGATTTCTCTTTCAGAGTAAACCTTAACATCTTTTCCCACGCTCTTTGTGTTCGCGGAGTTAGCAGAACGATTTGGCGCGACCTGTTTCTCAAGTTCGGCTTGGCGAGTCTGACGCTCCTGCGGTACTTCCGGCTCTAAGGTTTGCCTCCACAGCTTCACGTAATGTGCGACTGCGTCTGCGTCCCCTGTGTTAAAAGCCTGTGCCGCCTGATCTCTGCGAGGTCCACGAAGCATGGGGTCATGCTCGTTTAGCCACGCAATCCAACGCTCGTCTTGGTCGATCTCAGCGAAGTCAGGAACCATCTGAGACAGTCTCTGCGCAAAGCTCATCTCGCCTACTTGATTACCGGTTTGCTTCAGTTGATTTTGAAGCTGCGCGATAACTTCGTTTTGTTGCTCGAAACGTTCCTCGTAATCTTGAGAAACTTCCTTAGCAACACGACGTTGGACCTCAATCAGTTCTTCACCAAATTCGGCTCGATCTTCATCGGTCACATAACTAACTTTCTCCTTCGGCTTTGTCGGCTCTTTGGGCTTCGCTGCCAAACTCTCAGTGAGTTTAGTTAGTTTAGCCGTTAAGTCCTTAACTTGCGAATGCAAGCGTGGGACTTCAGCATCGTACTTACCCCTTAGGGTTTTGTACTTTTGCTCAAATTCATCCGCTACGTCCGTCGGTGACGTGTTAGCTGGCTCTGCTTCCTCAGGTTCAACTGCTGCTTCCGCTTCGACTGGTACTTCTGCCTCTGTATCCTCAGGCTTTCCCTCTAAAACTTCAGGCTCTTTTGCCTTCTTTTTCTTCGGTTCGTCCTTTTGGGCTGTAAGCGTTTTCTCTAGTTCTTCCACTTCGGCAAGCTGAGCTTGCACCTGTTTTGGCAATGCCATGGTTCTCTCCTTAAAGCACCAACTCTGTTCCTAGCGTCCCGTGGGTATGCTGTTCCCGTTATGGTGTGCTTCTCGTATTGTGCGCAAATGCGCGGTTCTCTACCTTCTGCGAGTCTTTGACTGCGTCCAGTAAATCTGCAAAGGCTTCCGCTCTTCCTTGCAACCGGTGGATTTGTACCATGTCGGATGCGTGAACGAGCTTCTGCTTGGCGGATTCTCTCTCCGCCTCGACTAACCTCAAGAATGCCTCGTTACCCGGCTCTCTCAGCCTGTTTAGGGCTGATACGGCTTGTATATCGGCATTGTTCAAGTCAATCATAACTCAAAACTTATATCATATGTGTTAACGTGTCAACAAATAGACACATTAACGTCCGTTTGGACGCGGACTGATAAAGTTGTCTTGTCTACCTCCTTTCGGGGTTCCGTCTTCCTGCAAGTTAGCAGCTTCCGTAGCAGCCTGCTGTTGTTGCATCATCATCATTTGCTGCTGCTGCTGGGCTTGCTTTTTCTCAATATCTTCTCGGCTAGGGACAAGACGGTCAACATTGGTGTCAAGATTACCGGCGAGATCGCGCATGAGTTCAGCCGTACCCGCAGGTCCAACAATTTCTTGCGCAACCGGACTTTCCAATACAAGGCGGAGGAACTCATTTTTACGTACAGCCTCAGCCTCTTTGACGACAAGCGACATCGCGCCTCGTGCAACAATTTGTACATCACCAATTAAATCCGGATCATCCGAGTACCGTAGGTTACGCTGGTACTGGCGCTCAAGCATTGGGGTAAGCACGTCATGGTCTACGTTGCCGATAACCTGCTTAATGCTTTTGCCTGCGTTAGAAATAAGCATAGACAGACCGGACGACGTACGTCCTGCGCCCGGCACATGCTGCCCCGTCATGTAGCGGGGTATGCCTGATACCTCATCAGCTAGTTCCATAAACTTCTCAAACACGGCCATAAGCTCGCCTGCGTTAGAGTTTGGTTGGAAAAACTGCATGGGGGCAGAGGCATCTCCGTACTCAGAAGACTTAAACTGCCAAATCTTCCAAGGGTACATCTGCGTTATGTCCTCGCCTGCTGGCAAACGACTAACGTTAACGCCGACCTGTGGGCCAGATGAGATGCCCATATTGTTCGCCAGTGCTCTCGCAGCGGCGTTACACATATTCTGCGCGTCAATACAAAGGTCGGCTACCCCATTTCCGTCGATACGTCCGGGGACTTTCTCGAAAGAAGTGAGGTAGTACGGTTTACGCCCTAGCGGGTCGTAATTCAAAACAGCCTTAATGACTGTGTTATTCACCATCCAGACTTCGCAAGGGTACGACTTCTGGGGGTCTTCAATATCTTCTTCGGACAAGCCCCACTCGAGGAGCATGTCGCCGGGAATAGAATCCCATAACTGCAACGCGGCAACGACATCGCTGTGTGCTTCGTCAAAATCCTTTCCTGTTACGGACTCCATCTCGCTGTCGTCGTGGTCTAACCAACCAAACCCGCCTGACCCAAAGTCAGTGAGGAGCGAACGAATAGATGCTTCATCGTAACCTTCTACACCTAACATCGCCTCAACATCTTCACGCGTTAAGTGGTGAAGCTCCATGACAGGCATGTTCTGGATGTCATCGCCCCAAGGAGCGTAATAGAACTTGTACGGGTCAACGCGTTCCCACTCATCCCGCAGTACGTCCACAGCGGCTAGACCGCCCTTAACGTATTTCATAGCCTTACGCTTACGGGGTATCGGGCCTTTCAGGATCGCGAACGGGAAAGTAGCTAGATCATTTGTAAATTCGTAGAGAGCCTTAACCCACCCGCCTTCGGCGAGTTGGTCTTCCATCTTCAACTCCATGCGATCCACGCGCTTCGCAGCTTCGTGCTTCATAGCTCGCGTAGCAGTATCTTTCATACCGGCGGCTAGTTGGCGGAGTTCCATGGGGTCTAACGGCTGATTGCCAGCAGAGTAATACTGCTGAAGGTTAGCCGCCATAATTCGTTGTAGGTTAGCCGCAACTTCGGGCGGAACCTCTGGTACTGGTGTCGCGTTCAGTGACCAAGGCTTGTCTGCGCCGGTGCCTAGAAGCGTATCTCGCAACCAAGCAGTAGCAGTGCGGCACTTAGTACTGACGATGCCCATAAAAATTTCGGAACCGCCTTGCTCGCGGATTTCAGCCATTTTACTTGGGTCATATTCCATATTCCTTGCACGCACACACGCCGACAAACGGTCCTCGACCGTGTCGCGCTTATGGTCTCGCATCACTTCCCACCGATGGCGGACATGCGCTGCTAAACCCTGTATCATGGGCGTCATCTGCTTTTCGGCAGACTCACGCTGTGCAGCGGCCTCTAGGTCAGAGGCACGTGCAACAGGAATAAGTTGCGAACCTAGTGCCATTCATTACATCTCATATATGCGATCTATGTACACGATAGCGTTTATCTGTTAACAGGTCAACACATTACGTCCAACCTCTTGAGGAGACTTTCACTACCTCACGTCTCTCATCCATCATCGACATCGCCCCAAACGTCTCTCCCCCATCAGCGTGGAGGCACATATACTGGAACGCATCAGCGACATCTGACCACGGGTGTGACTTCTCAGGACTCTCGTCCCTAACACCTTTCGTGTTTATTTTGTAACGGTACTTCCCTGCTAACGCCTGCACAAGTGGCAGTGCGCTCTCAGGGTCTATGACAACACCGTGCTTACCGTCGACGACACGCGTCATGAATCTATCGACCGCTGCGATCCGCGCAGCCACCGAGTTCGTCTTGGCACCTTTCACCATGAACCCCTCGTTCCGCCATATATCTGCAACCGTGCGCTCATCTGTCTGAGCACGCTGAAACGCCGCCGGGTCGATAATAATAACCGAGCGCCTACCGGGGAACTTGTTAACCAGTAGAGGTTTTATGACCTCACGCACGAACCGCAACGCGCCCATGCCATCAGATATTTTCGCATCATACACGATCAGCCTGCCGTCGTAGGCAACTTGGCCGATCACAGCCGCCGGGGTCAGCCCTGCATCTACGCCGATTATCAACGGGTCGTCCGAGTAGAGGGGTTTAATCGTCGTGTCAGCGACATGGACTGTCCGGTCAAAGGAGCGAAATACCGGTAAGCCACTCAACGATTTCCCGAACTGAGCGTTGATATAGACGTCTATCCAGTCTTCTGTCTTACCCTGAGCAAGATTGTCATAGTAATCATCAGGCAGGAACTGCGTCCAATCGGCCTCAGGGCTTAACCCCGACGGCTGGATGGTGACATGGACATTGTCTGGAGGTTCAATGAGGAGGGTTTCCCAGAAAGTATCCATGTCGGGAGGGTTCGTCATCCCCCACAAATGGGCATTTGCACGCCCATCGTCGGTTTTACACCCCACACCGTTCATCATTTTGTCCGGGTAGCGTCCTACACGGCCTTGTGCGGCGTTGTATATGTCGGGGTGAATCTCTCTAAATTCGTCAAATATGATGAAACTAGCCTGTAAAGACAGCAATCTACGCACGTCATTCGCGTCATCTAGGCCGCGAAACAGTACTTCGCACTCCACATCGCCCATTTTTATGACGAATTTGTACTCAGTTTTGAGGAAAGCACCCATGATTCCGTCCGGAATCCACTTCAAAAAGTCCGGAATTGACGTATCTCGAAGCTGCTCACGCGTATTTCGCACCCAAATGCACCTAGAACGGCGTATTCCGTCCTTGCACGGGGCCATCATCGCCGCATGGTGCACAATTTTCATGATCCCAGCGGTAGTTTTGGTCGATCCGACCGGCCCAACGGCCAAAGAAATGAACTTTTCCGAGTAAAAGAACTCGTCTAGGCTCCGAATTACCTCAAAATTGACTTCATGTAGCATCGTCGAGCGCCTGACCTTCAATTGTGATGGCGTCGTCACGGTCCTTAGCGCGTGTGATGTTGATGACCACCTGTGGTCCACCGCTTTGATTGTCCGCCTTGGTGTCCGGTTCCAGTTTGCCGAGCTTATTCAGCATTTTTTGGAACTCAATCCGGGCCATCGGGTTGATCGTGGGGTTTTGCATATGGCGAAACAGATTATCGAGGTTAACTGCACCCAACATACGGGCTACCGTCTCCATTTTGGACGGGTCTTCCTCAATCGCCAGCATATCTGCCGGAGACAAAATCGGTTTGTCGACCTGCGTGGGGTCTATAGCTTTGTACAGTTGTTTGCTCATGGCTTCAGATGCTAACTCGTGAACACATACAAGTCAATAATCTGTAGTTTAAATGAATAAGATGTTGTGTGGTTAAAAAGGGTCAAAATTTGGGTTGCGGTATACGGAACACCTAAGGGCTGGTGGCCCCCCACCCCCCCGC